CCTATGTGCAAAGGAAACAGGAGATTATGTTTATTACAATAACAATAACTCACGTTACAAGGTAGTATGTCACTAAAGCAGTATTACATAAAGTACCCACTGAGCATGAGTAACGAAGAGCTAAGAGAGTTGCTTGTAAAATTGAATACACCTAAATACGTTATAGAGTTTAGAGGAGACATAGAAGAACCAGTAATAGAAGAGGTAACAAGAGAAGAGTTTAATAAACTAATCAACTAATGATCTCTAATAAGGCAAAAGAGTTAAGCTCAAAAGGGCATATTGATAAAAGCATACAAGTAGGGGTAAATGGAGAGAATGAATTTAAAAGACTTCTATTAAAGCATAATATACCATTCACAAGCTCAACAGATGATGAGAACATGAAAAGCCACATAGATTATTTTATATGGGGTAAACCAGTAGACGTGAAAGGACTAAAGAAAAGTCACTTAGATGGGTTTATAGTGGTTGAATTTAAGAATGTTCAAGGTAGGCACGGCTGGTGTAGTAAAGATTCACCTATTGAGTATGTAGCTTTTCAGTTTAAAAACGGGTTCGTAATACTAAAGAAAGATGAAATACTTGAGTACTGTAGAAATAACGTTTCAAATGAGTATGTGAATGACTTTAAAGACGCTTATAAGAAGCTGTACACAAGAAGTGGAAGAAAGGACTTAATGACAAAGCTCCACTTAGACGATATAGATAAAATGGAATTTGCAGTAATATTAAAATAATACAAGAAAATATGCCATTTAAGAAGGGACATAAGGAAGCAACTGGAAGACCTAAGGGATCCGAGAACAAGATTACAAAGGAAGCAAGGGAACTATTTATAGAAACTTTAGAAGGACAAGTACCAAACATAGAGGACGCATTTAAGAAAGTCTATAAAGATAACCCTGCTAAGTTTTTAGAGCTGTTTGCTAAGTACGCTCAATACTTTGTCCCAAGAAAGACAGAGAGCGAAGTTAAGGGAGAGGTTAACGCTTCATTTGATTTCAAAGAGTTGATTAAGTCAGTGCGTGGAGATAAATAATAAATATTTAGTTTTAGATAATGAAAGCCGTTATTATATCGTCACAGGTGGTCGTGGCTCTGGTAAGTCTTTTTCTGTTAACACCCTTCTTTGTCTTCTTACTTACGAAGCAGGTCATACTATACTTTTTACAAGGTACACGTTACGCTCTGCATCTATCTCGATTATACCAGAATTTTTGGAGAAGATTGAGTTACTTGGTAGAGCAAGTGATTTCTATATCACAAAAGACGAAATAGTAAACACTGTTACAGGCTCAAAGATTCTGTTTAGGGGTATAAAGACAAGCTCAGGAGATCAAACAGCAAACCTAAAATCTCTACAGGGTGTTACTACTTGGGTGCTAGACGAAGCGGAAGAGTTAACAGATGAGGAGACATTTGACAAGATAGACCTATCAATAAGGCACAAGACAAAACAAAACAGAGTAGTGCTTATACTTAACCCAACAACAAAAGAGCATTTTATCTATCAGAGGTTCTTTGAGTCAAGGGGTATAATGGAAGGAAGTAACCTAACAAAAGGAGATACTACATACATTCACACAACGTACCTAGACAATATAGATAACCTATCTGAATCATTTAAAAATCAAGTTGAGCAGATACGAATAAGAAGACCTGAGAAGTATAAGCATCAAATACTTGGTGGATGGCTTGACAAAGCAGAAGGAGTTATCTTTAGTAATTGGTCTATAGGAGAGTTTAAAACACCATCTTCTTCAGTATTTGGACAAGACTTTGGTTTCAGTGTAGACCCTACGACATTAGTAGAAACCAACATTGACAAGTCAAGTAAAACGATCTACGTAAGATTACACTATTACAAGCCAAGTTTAACCACAAGCGACATAGGTCGTTTAAACGCATCTTTTGCTGGTAAAGGGTTGATTGTAGCAGACAGTGCTGAGCCACGCCTTATAAGTGAGCTAAAAGCAAAAGGAAACAATATAGTAGGCACAATAAAAGGTAAAGATTCTGTAACGTATGGGATAAGTCTACTTCTTGACTATGATTTAGTAATAGACCCAGAGTCTACAGAATTAATAAAGGAGCTTAACAATTACTGCTGGTTAGAAAAGAAGTCAAGCACTCCGATAGATGACTATAACCACGCTATTGATGCTTTGAGGTACGCTGTAAGTTATCAGTTGGAAAACCCGAATAAAGGAAAGTATTTTGTGTATTAAATATAATTACTATATTTGCTTCTGAATAGTAGTTTTTTGTTAAACATTTAGGTAAGGGAATAGGGGGTGTGGTTGCTCCCTATTTTGTTTTTAAATAGTACAGATTTCGATTGTTTTCGTATAAGAAGTATGAAAACAGAAATAGTCATACCAGAATCATTAAGCGAGATAACACTTGCTCAGTATCAGTCATTCATTGCTAACTGCAAAGACTTAGATGGAGATTTACTAAAGCAAAGAACGGTAGAGCATTTTTGTGCTGTTCCATTAAGCCAAGTACTTCTAATCAAGCTAAAAGACGTTAACGATATTGCAGAGCATATTGATGCAATATTTTCAGTAGAGAAAGAGCTTGTTACAACCTTTAAAATCAAAGGAATTGAGTTTGGTTTTATTCCTGACATTGAAAATATATCATGGGGTGAATACATAGACTTAGATAACTATGTTAATGATTGGGAGAGTATGCACAAAGCCATGGCTGTAATGTATAGACCAATAACAGAGAAGATCAAAGACCAGTACTTAATAGAAGATTACGAAGGCTCAGACAAGTATTCTGAGATAATGAAACTTGCTCCTCTTGACGCTGCGTTGGGAGCGTTAGTTTTTTTTTACGATTTAGGGAGCGAATTACTGAGAGCTTCCCTGCTTTATTTAACCAAACAGGTGAAGGAGGAGATTTCTCAGAACTCAGTCAATTCAATAAACAATGGGGATGGTATAGCTCAATATATCACATCTCTGGAGGAGATATCGGAAGATTTGAAGAAGTCACAAAGTACAAACTTGCTACAGTACTTACACTACTCACCTTTGAAACTCAGAAAAACAGAATAGAGGAAAAGCAACTTAAAAGAAAACTAAATGCAGGAAGTACAAAAGGCATTATCTAAGTTTGGGAGGCACGTAGTAAAGGAAGCGAGAACTTCACTAACTAAGAATAAAAAGAACGCTTCTAAGGTGTTGTATAACTCCATTAGATATGAACTTGATGTGTATAAAAACTCTTTCAGTTTGGCTTTCTACATGGAGGACTATGCAACGTTTGTAGATAAAGGAGTAAGTGGCACTAAAAGAAAATACAACACGCCTTACTCGTACAAAACTAAAATGCCACCTTCGTCAGTATTTGAAAAGTGGATAAAGCAGAAAGGGATAAAGGGAAGAGACAAGAAAGGAAGATTTATCACACACAAAAGTTTATCTTTTCTTATTGCACGTTCAATATTTAATAAGGGAATAAAACCGAGTTTGTTTTTTACTAAACCTTTTGAGAGTGCCTTTAAGAATTTGCCTGATGACTTAGTACAAAAGTTCGGTTTAGACGTAGAAGAATTATTAGATCATACACTTAAAAAACTATAATGCCAACTTATACACCAATATACACACGCTCACCAAGAGTTATAACCATGTCGGGTTCTTCAGGTGATGAAATGGAGGTAAGGATGTATCTATGGAATGACCCAAACTCAGAACCAGTAAGTCCTACATACACACTATCCAAGCCTATACCATCTTCAATAGTTACTCAAGCTGAATTTGATATAGCTCCTTTTTGTGATGAGTATATCAATCACATAACATTTACAGAGGTAACAGCATTAGATACGGCTGAAACTAATGAGTATTGTTACTGCACTGTAAGGACGTATAAAAATGCAGTACTACAAAACACATTTTACTATATTGCTTTCGCTGGTTATGGTTTCTTTGCGGATGGTCAAAACCCAACAGTAACGCCAACGCTTTTAGATGAGGGTGAATACTACTATAAAGAAGGTGTAAACTCAGGAGGTGTTTTTGTTTACAATGATGGTACTACTGGATGGACTGCAACTTACACAAACTTGGTAACAGGTGCTACACAGTCTGCTGTTTTAAGCAACCTTGTTAATGTTATCCCTTATGTTTATCCTACTTACCTAAGTGCAGGTAATACGTTAGAGATAAAAAAGACTATAGGAGGTACTCCAACAGTACAGAAGACTTTTACATTTACTCCGATATGTGAGCCTAAATACACCACTATTAATTGTGACTTTGTTAACAGGTACGGAGCTTGGCAAAGGCTAATTTTCTTTAAGGCTTCTTATCAGAACTATGAAGCTAACGGTTCAGAATTTAACTTAATGCCAGAAGAAAGCGACTATAACACAAGTCAGGCACGTAGACAAACGTTTAACCGTAACGCTATTAAATCCATAAGGTGTAATACTGGATTTGTTCCTGAGTCATACAAAGAGGTATTTAAGCAGTTACTACTTAGTGAAACTATTACTTTAGATAATGTACCTGTAAAGTTAAGAACGCAAAACGTAGAACTTCAGGAGCATATCACAAAGAAACTGATTAACTATCAAGTAGAGTTTGAGTACGCTTATAACGAAAGACAGTATATCTTATGAGGACTGTTCAAATTTATATTAACGATAAGAAGGTTGATCTATTTAATGATGAACAGATTGAGATTACGTCAAGCGTTCAAAACGTTCAAGATATTTCAAAGGTTTATACAGATTTCTCTCAGACGTTTACGATACCTTGCACTAAGAATAACAATGCAATCTTTGAGCATTATTACACAAATGATGTAGACGCAACTTTCGCAGCAAAGAACAGGCAACCAGCGAGAATAGAAATCAATAGTATTCCTTTCAGAAGGGGTAAAGTACAGTTAGAGGGGGCAGAGTTAAGGGATGGTGAAGCATACGCATACAAGATAACGTTTTACGGTGATGTAATTACCCTAAAAGACTTATTTGGAGATGACAAGTTAAAGGACTTAGACTATTCATCTATTCAGCACACAAGAAGTGGGGCAAACGTACAAACTACAATTACATCTACATCAAGTTTAGATGTTCGTTACCCATTAATCTCAAGCAGTAGAGTTTGGCAGTATGGAGATGCTTCAGTAAACGACATAAGTAATAGTTCATACCCTATAGACTTTGAGGAGTTATTTCCTGCACTTAGAGTAGCGAAAATATTCGACTTAATAGAGAGTCAGTACGGAGTAACATTCAATGGAAACTTTTTAACAGATAAGCGTTTCACTAACCTTTATACGTGGTGGAAAAATAGAGAGAGTTCTTCTTTTACTTCTGAGGGTTTCCCTTTAGAGTTTAACACTGTTGGTCTTAACTGTAATGCTGACTTTGTTAACGGAGAAGGTATTGGAATAAGTCAAGTTACTGTAAAATACATTGATGTTTTAGGTCTTACGTTACCTGTAGACTTTTCTTCTGCAGCCTTACAGAATCACTTTGTAAAATTGAACATTTACAACACTTCGTCAAGTGCTACGTATTACATAGATGTTTATAAGAATGGAATACTGAGTACAACTATTACAGGTTCTGGTGATGCCTTACATCAAATAGTTAACTGGCAACAAAACGTATTCGGTTTAAATGATGTTTACACATTTGAGCTAAGATCAACAGGAGCGTTTACTTTTGATTTCGATATTAAGTATACATTCTTAGTTACCTATAATACAACTGGAGGTGGTCTTAGTACACTTGTAAGAGAATGTCAATTTACAACAGCATCAAACAGCATTACAGGATATCTTGATTGGAACACTACAGCACCAGATATAAGGGTAGCAGATTACTTTGCAGGGGTTCTAAAAATGTTTAACATGACTTGTTATCCATTAGACGAAGACTTTAATTTTCAGATAGAGCCTTTAAATGATTGGTATGCTAACGGAGAACATATAGACATAACTCAATATGTAGACGTTGATACAATAGAGATAGAACGCCCTAAACTATACAAAGAAATAGTCTTTGATTGGAAGGAGTCTAAGTCTTTTATGAATGAAGCGTACAAAGACATAAACAACCGTAATTTTGGCTCACTTAGAGAGTACTTTGGATATGATGGTGGTGAATTTAAAGTAGAGTTGCCGTTTGAGACGCTAAACTTTAATAAGTTCACTGGAGAGAATTTACAGGTAGCTTATTCTTTGGAGTCTGCACCAAGTTACACGCCTTATGTACCTAACCCTGTTATGCTTTACTTGTATGACAGCGTTTCGTGTGATTTCTATTTTGACAACGGAACATCAACAGTTAACATTACAAATTACTTACCTTTTGGTCAAGATATATTTTATATCTCAGATGAGTTTACAATCAACTTTAACGAAGAGATAAGCTCACTTACATTAACACCAGAAAGCAACTCACTTTATAAGGTGTACTATAAGAAATACCTTGTCAACCTATTTGACAATAAAACAAGGATAATCCATGTAACTGCAAATCTTCCGTTAAGGCTACTTAACTACATATCATTACAAGATGCTTTAATCATACGTGATAAGAAGTATAGGATAAACGAAATGAGAACAAACCTAACGAGTGGAGTGGTTAAGTTGGAGCTTATTTCAGATTGGAACGCCTTTCCACGTAGAATAGTGCAAATAACTGATAACCTTATGGACGCTGTAGGTGGTAAGGTTGTAGTTCCTGTTAAACCTGTAAAGCCAAACAAGGGAGGGACTTTTGTTTTAAGTGGTACTGGAACATTTACGACACCACCGAGAAAGGGAGGATATACAACGGAAGAGAATCTATCTTTTACTGTTGCAGCAAATGCAACGGGAGCAGACAGGATAGACCAATACGAGGTGGAGTTTTTTGCACCAGATGGAACGTCAATAGGTACTGATACTATTGTTATAGCTCAATCAGGAAGCACAGGAAACCTACTAACGGAAAGCGGAAGTAATTTGATAACAGAAGGACTTGATAACATCACGGTATGATACAGAATATAATAACTCTTTTGGGAATGTTCGACTATTTAGGGGAGAGCGAAAAGATAGACATAGCAAAAGGGAAATACAAATTAGAGAAGACCATTAACGGAAAGGTTGAACAAAAGAAAAGAGCTAAAGCATGGCTGAAGTAAGAACAGTAGAACTAAAGGTAGACACTAAACAGGCGGTTAAATCGCTTGATGAGTTAGGTGGTACTTTTGAGGACGTATACGGAGAGATACAGCCTTTATCTGGTCGTATAGGTGAGTTAGAAGATCGTCTATATGAAATGTCTTTAGCAGGTGAGCAGAACACTGACGAATTTAAGAAGCTCACTAAGGAGATTGGTTCAATGAAAAAAGTAATCATTGAAACTGATTTACTAGTGGATGGTATGTCGCAGACAATGGCTCAAAATGTCGGGGGTGCTATTGGTGGTATTACTTCAGGTTTTGCACTTGCTCAGGGTTCAATGGCTGCTTTCGGTGTTGAGTCTGCTGCTGTTGAAGAAACACTTTTGAGGGTTCAGAGTGCTATGGCTATCTCTGAGGGGTTTCAGGGCATACGAGAATCTGTAGCGTCATTTAAAGGACTTGCTGCAAACGTCAAATTATTTGGACAGAACACACTAAATAGCGTTAAAGCGTTAAGCACATTTAAAAAGGCGTTAATTGGTACGGGTATAGGTGCTTTGGTTGTTATTCTTGGTGAGCTTATTGCTAATTGGGATAAATACAAAAAGGTTTTAGAAGACTTTAGTTTAACGCTATTTGAAAAGGTTATACCATCTCAAAAAGAAGAGATAAACCAACTACAGGAGATTAGAGAACTTGGGGAGAAGGACTTAGAGCAATCACAGCAAAAACTTAAAGCCTTAGAAAAAGAAATACGGGCTACTAAGAATGCTTCAGCGATAGAAAATCAAAAGTATGATGATGCTATACGCTTGGCTATTGCAGAGGGTAAATCAAAAAAGGAGATTGAGCGTTTAGAGCGTAAAAAGTTAGAAACGATTATTAAGAGTGCTGAAACAGAATTAGCGTTACAAAAAGAAAAGGCTTTAGCTTTAAGAGATGAGATAAAAGTAAAGGCAGCACTTGGACAACTTGACGATGAAGCGAGAGAAGCAGCATTAGAAGCACTTAGAAGCCAAATAGAAACTACTCAAAGCACTTATCAAACATTGAAGAGTGCAAGGGTAGACCTTGCTGTATTTGAAGCGGAAAAAGAAACAGAAAAAAGACAAGCTGGTAAAGAAAGTGCAAAGCAAAAGATTGAAGAAGAGAAAGCACTTGCTGAGGAGATTAAACGCATACAGGAAGAAGAATCACTAAGGCAAATTGAAGAAGAAGAGGAATTAAGCGAGTTTATACGTAGAGCAAAACTAACAAGCCAACAAAAGGAGCTTGAGGACATAAATACTCACTACTTTAATTTAATTGAGAGGGCAAAACAATACGGATTAGACACGTTGGCACTTGAGGAAGAGCAGTCTGCAAAACTAAAAGAGGTAAACGATAGATATGCAGCAGAAGAAGAAGCAAGGAAAGCTGAAGCCAAACAAAAATCAGAAGATGAAAGAAAGCAAGAGCTACAGGCTGAACTTGATTTACAAAACGCTAAATTTGAAGCAGCAGCAGTTACATTGCAAGGTATATCTGGATTGGTAAATGCTTTTGCTGGTCAATCTGAGGAACAACAAAAGAGAGCTTTTAATATAAGCAAGGCTATCAACATTGCTCAGGCAGTTATGGACACTTATAAGGGTGCTACTGCCATCTTCGCAAATTCTGCCGCTAACCCTGCTACTATTTTATTTCCTGCTCAACCATTTATCATGGCTGGTGCTGCTATTGCTGCTGGACTTGCTAACGTTGCTACTATCGCAAAGCAAAAGTTTAACGGTGGTGGTGGTTCTGCTGTTGGAACAGGTTCAGCACCTACTGCTCCGACTATTGGTGGTGGTAGTTCACCTGCTCAGTTTAACGTAGTTGGTAACAATGGAGTAAATCAGTTGGCTCAAACGTTGGGAGATCAACCAATGAAGGCTTATGTAGTAGCAGGAGATGTAACAACG